CAGTGCCGCTTGGTGTTGTGTCACCGAAGACTGCGTAATGTTAGCGTCCGGTACGTTAGCCCATGTTACTGCTGTAGACAGGTCATTAGTTTCAGTAAAGCTAGTTAGATAGCCAGCACTAGCATGGTTGCCCCAACCGTATGCAGTATCCCACTGACCTACCTTAGCGTCAGTAATGACATTAGTACCCATGTCAATAGTGTTGCCGTTAGCGTCTAACGTACCACCTAGCTGTGGTGTAGTGTCACCAATAAGGTCTGGGTTAACAGTGTTCCAAGCACTACCGTCGTAGATCCTTGTCGTACTGTCAGTAGTGTTAAAGTACCAGTCCCCTGCAGTGACAGCGTTACCATTCAAGTCAACTGTAGGGTTAGATGCTTGAGCGCCTAAGAAGAAACCATCAATAGATTCTTGAGCAGCCTCAGCAGCCGTCTGAGCAGCCTCTGCAGCCGTTTGTGCAGTTTGTGCTGCAGTAGCACTAGTCGCTGCGTTTGTGGCTGAGGTGGACGCTGAGGAGGCGCTAGAGGCAGCGTTAGTTTCACTGGTTGAAGCGTTGCTCTCAGAAGTAGCTGCATTAGTTGCACTAGTAGACGCAGCAGTTGCTTGAGTCGTAGCAGTCGTAGCAGATCCTGATGCAGACGTAGCAGAGTTGGCTGCATTAGTAGCACTGGTAGCTGCATTGGTAGCACTAGTTGATGCGTTGGTTGCGCTAGTCGCTGCGTTAGTCTCAGATGTTGCTGCATTGGTTTCTGACGTTGAAGCATTAGACTCTGACGTTGCTGCATTGGTTGCAGACGTTGATGCTGCACTAGCCTGAGACGTAGCCGTTGTAGCCTGAGCTGTGGCTGTTGTAGCTGATCCAGCAGCACTGGTTGCACTAGACGCAGCCGCCGTAGCAGAAGCAGCAGCATTAGTCTCTGCAGTCTCTGCATTGGTCTCTGCTAGTTCAGCCGCTGTCTTAGCTACTTCTGCTGCTGACTGAGCTGTCTCTGATGAAGTTTTAGCAGACTCTGCAGATGTTTGAGCAGCAACCGAAGCAGCCTCTGCTGTCTCAGCATTAGTCTCCGCTGTCTCTGCGTTTGTCTCTGCAGTCTCAGCGTTAACCTGTGCAGTCTCTGCCGCTGCCTGAGCAGCCTCTGCAGCAGCCTGTGCTGCTAAAGCAGACGCAGCAGACGTTGCAGCTTCATTTGCTTTTGAAGAGGCAGTACGGGCTTCCTGAGCAATCTCTGAGGCATACGCATCAGTACTAGACTCACCAGAACCACCTGTGCCACGAAATAAAGGCATCTACTGCTCCTACAAAAGAAAAGGAAAAGGGGCCATTGCTGACCCCCTAAGATCGTTACTCAGCGACTGCGAGAACGAAACCAGCTTCAGGACGGTATACTTCAACACCGTACAGGCAATCAGCTGTGTACAGAGTTGAGAGGTATTCCTGCTTGTACTGGGTCTGTGAACGTACAGCCTGCTGCTCTGCCATGACAATAGCGTCACGGTGGAACAAGAGTGCAGCACGAGTATCAACAGAAGATGCAGTGTTGTCTGCTGCGGCTTCGATAGTTGCACAGTTGTTTGAGACATAAATGTCTACACCGTACAAGTTACCGATAAGACCAGAGCTTACTGCTTGACCAGTTACAAAGTCAGAAGACACGTATCGGTCAACACCCATGATAGTGTTGCGAACAGAAGGTGGGATAACAAGTACACGGCTTTCCATTGGTACGTTGTTGTCGTCAAGCTTCTGAATCATGTCACGGAAGAACGCATCGGTAAACACGTCACCAGCAACAATAGTGTCGTCAGTGTACTGAGTAGTAGTACCACCGTCGTTGAAGAAGCAACCGCTGTGCTGGTAGTCAGTAGCAGCAGCACCAAACACAACAGAACCACCGTCACCAAAACCAGTACCGCAAGAGTGCAGGTCAGTGTCGATCTTAGTAGCAAGAGCATAACCAGCATCTTCAGTATAGAACTGACGGAGGCTAGAAAGCGCCTGTACTTCTACGATGTCCTCAATCAAACGTGAGTACTCGAAGTGACGGTCGATGTCAACAGTCAGTTCGCTCTCAGTGTTCGCAATGATAGTAACCGCAGTATCAGCAGCCTTAGCATTTGCATCGCCACGAGTTGGCTTTGGAATGTGAAGCTTGTCGCCTTTCTTGCCGTTCATAGCGATACGCTTGACAAGTGGAGCCATCTTCAGATTCTTCTGGTAAGCAGCAATAATCTCATCACTCCAGATTTCTGGAATAAAAGTAGCCGCTTCAGTTTTCGCAGTATTACCGCCTGCGCCGGGATATGTTGCAGTAGCCATGTCAATCTCCTAGATTATTTGACTCGACCCTCCGCATAAGCTGCCATGATTTCATCGGACAAAGCTTGGTAACGGTCAGGGTCATTCTTCATTAGTTTAATAATGTCGGCCCTGCGATATACCTTCTTACGACTACCTTCAGCACTACCTCGTGCATTGCCTGTATTAGCTGCCTTAAGTGATTGCTTACGTGCCTGTTTTTCAACATTGGCTGTCTGCTGTGCAACTGTCTTACGTTCTTTCCAGAGTGTAAATAGTTCGTCAGCAGCGTCTGCGTCGTACTGTTGGTCAGCTTGTACAAACAACTGAGTCCTAATTTTAGATGCCTTAATCCACTCAGAAAAACCAGCATCACTTAAGATGTCTTGCATGTCTGGGTGTCTAGACTGAAGTGTTGCAAGTGACGACTGCTTTTTGTACTGTGCAGTGTACTGCTCTGCTTCTCTAATTTTAGGATGATTCTCAATAGCACGATTAACTGCGCCTTGAGGGTCTGTAAAATAGTCTATATCGTCTTCAGGCTCAACGTATTGTTGAGGTGCTTGGGGTTGTATTTGAGTACTAATGTAATCATCTACAACTTTACGAAGTTCACCTACCTCAGAAGACTGACGACCTAAAAGCTTTTCAGCTTCTTGGTGCATCTGTACAACTTCTTCTAGAGACTTATTTTGGTACTTCTCTGGTAGGTCTGGTTCTTCTTGAGGTTGCTCAACTTGGGCTTCTGGCTCTTGTTGAATCTCATCAACTTCGTTTTCAAGGGTGTCCACGTTTTCCTGTTCAGGTTGTGGATCAAGCATTTGTGCTCGTGACATAATTAAACTCCGTGATTATAATCATTGTGGAGACTTTATTTTCTACCTGCTTTTTCATGCTCCTTCACCCACTTCATGTGGCGTCCGGGGAAATCCCCAGAGTGGCCTTCAAGGTGAAAAGATGGGGCAGATACTAGTTTAGTAGCGTTGGCACCACAACCGCACCTACTGGTTGTGATACCTGACTCTACCATTTCTTCAAAGACATGTCCGTTAGTACAACGGAAGTCATAGATTTTAAACATCTACTGGGCCTTCTTCTTCTACTTCTGCTTGCTCTCTAGCAACTTCAATAGTAGCCTGTAGATTAATTACAGTAGCTAAAGCAGCGACTTGACCTTTACGATAGAATAGTTCTTCGGAGTCTTTTACTGACTGAATATCAGCTAACTGTTGTGCGTTTGTAGATAACTCTTGTAAGAGTTGTTTGAAACCTTCAGAATTGAAGAGTTCGAAGTAGTTGTCGAAGTAGGTTTCAAGCTCAGGAGTCATAGTTTCCTCTAATGTTGTTAACTATAGTTTTATTATATCATACTTTTTAGCAGTTGTCAAGCTTTTCTTGTAGACTTCCTACGTTTACCTGAAGCAGTAACTGCGTGTTTGATTTTAGAGGGTCCTGTTTTACGTCGTGCAGAAGAAGCCTTTTCAGACTTAGTCATCTTAGCTGCAACCGCTTTAGGTCTACAAGAAGGATAGGGACGTTTAGACTCACCCTTCTTTGCAGACTTACGCCCACAAGGTTTGCCTGTTTTTACGTCTACCCACTCCTCCTTAAACCACTTCTTGAGGGCAGCACCTTTCTTACTTTTTCTTACGGCCACTTTTGTTACCCCAGTTCTTAGCGCCGACTTTGCGGCATTTGGCTACAGCACCAGAGGCGTATGCAGAAGGCCAGACCTTGTATCTGGACTTGACCTTTTTTGCACAAGCGTCGTTAGCTTTCTTAGTTTTAGCTTTAGGCATGGTTACTTACCCTTTGGCTTCT